TTCTTTGTCGATGTAGGGCATCAGCAGGCGCACAAGCTGTTCCAAACCGCCGCTGGCGGCAAAGCGGATCGTGATGTCCTGTCCACCCCGCTCGGCCAACACCTCGGCCAGCGCCTGCTGGATCGTTTCAAGAGGTGCTTCCACGTTCGTGCCGTTCGTCTGGTCGCCCAGCACAGCAAGAAATTCGTGGTTTGCCGGAATGACTGCGCCCTGTGCCAGATAGGGAATTTGCGGTGCGGTGATGGGGTCGATGTTGAAGCCAATCTTAGCCGTGCCCAGTGCATCCTGTGCAAATTCGGGCACATCAAAGCTGAAGCCGTTCAGCAGACCGATGACAGCGTTCATGCCGCCAACAATCGCCGAAATCATGCCGTTTATAATGCGGATGATGCCGTTGACCGCGCCGCGCACCACAGAGGTAATGCCGTCCCAGATAGAGGATACCGTATCAGCCAGCGCCGACCATGCGGCAGTCCAGACAGCGTTCAGCGCCGCCCCTGCCATCGACAGCAGCAGGGAAAGGCCCTTCCAGAAATTGCTCCATGCGGTGGTGACGTCCTCCCAAATCTGCATGGCCGCCAGCTTGATAATCAGCCAGCAGGCCGACCACGCTGCTTGCAGCGCCGCGCCTGCCATGCGTAAGGCGAGGTCAATTCCTTTCCAGAAATTGCTCCAGCCTGTGGTGATGCTCTCCCAGATTTGCAGGCCGAGCAGCTTTATCGTCAGCCACAGAGTATCCCAGATGTGCTGCAGATTCTCTCCGGCAGTGTTCAGCGCCTGTGCCAGATCGGCAAGTGTCTGTGAAAAGTTCTGTTTGATTTCGTCCCAGTGGGTCACAAGATAATTGATGATGACCGCCGCGATAGAGGCCAGCACCGCCAGCAGCAGCACAGGCCATGCACCGATGGCCGAGATGACCGTGACGATCAGCGAGCCGAGGCCGCTCAAAATAGCAGGAAGCACCGTGTCAAGAATAAACGCGCCAATCACAGGCAGCAGGCTCACGGCCAGCGCCGCCATAAGAAGCGGCCAGCAGTTGGAAATGAGTTCGGCAACCTGCGCCAGAATACCGACCCAGTCTACCGCCTGCAAGCACTCCATGATTTTGCTGCCGACAGCGTCCCAGTCAACTTGACCGAGAATCGTGTTGATGGCCTGCAGCACATCCAATGCCAGCGTGCTCAACGCAGAGAACAGCCCCGGCCAGTCAATCGCGGCAATCATCGTCACGATATTGTGTCCGAGGTCATTCCA